GAGACATGGCCAAGATGGTTCTCGTCAACCCGGTCATCACCGTCAACGCGGTGGACCTCTCCGACCACATCGCGTCGGTGACGATCACCCGCAACATCAACGAGGTCGAGACGACCGCCTTCACCTCCGGCACCAGTGCCGGCGTGACGCGCGTCGGCGGGCTCGAGAACAACGAGATCAGCCTCTCGTTCCACCAGGACTTCGCGACCGGCTCGAACGTCGAGGCGATCATCTACCCGCTGATCGGCGGCACGACGACCGTCACGATCAAGCCCGTGAACTCCACGACGACCAGCACGAACCCGTCGTACTCGGCCACGGTGCTCTGCACCTCGTGGACTCCGGTGAACGGTGCCGTCGGCGAACTCGCCACCGCTGACGTGACCTGGCCCGTCTCGGGTCTGATCACGAAGAGCACGTCCTGATGCAGGGGTGGTCGGTCAAGGTCGTCAAGACTGACGGCTCGGAGGCCACGTTTCCGGTCACCCCGAAGGTCCTCGTCGAGTTCGAACGCTTCTACAAGGTCGGAGTCGGCAAGGCATTCCAGGACGAGCAACGGCTCGAGCACGTCTACTGGCTCGCATGGAAGGCAGCCCACGCTGCCGGCCAACAGGTGACGGTGTTCGACACCTGGCTCGACACGGTCGTCAGCGTCGATCTCGACACGGAGTCAGTCCCTTTCGACGGGAATCCCTGACGTATGTGATTGCGTCGATGGCGGTCGAGACCGGCATCGCGCCTCAGCATCTGATGGATGCTCCTCCGGGGATGCTTGAGGCGATGCACGATTACATGGTCCGACGGGCTCAAGAGGCAGCGAAATCCTGATGGTCTCCTCATTCCGAGATGTGCAGCGGATCGGCGGCAAGCAGATCGGCGTGCGCGGCCTGGACGAGTTCCGTCGAGAACTGCTCAAGGTTCAGCGTGAAGGCGGCCCTCGAGGCTACGACCTCCTCAAGCAGCACAACTATGAGGTCGCCGAGTTCGTCCGCAAGAAGGCCGTTGCTCGTGCGAATGGGATCGGTCGTCAACAGGCCCGCGCAGCGAAGAGTCTGATCTCGCGGAAGAGCGGGATCCGTGCCGAACTGATCGGCGGTAACGATCGCCGCAAGCCGAAGTCCGGTGGCCTCGGTGCGTCGATGCCGTTCTTCGGTGGTGCCGAGTTCGGTGCCGACCACGACGTACCACGAATGGTGTCGGAACGTCGGAAGCGATACTTCGGCGACAAAGGTTGGAATCAGTTCCTGCCGTACAGCAAGGAAGCGACCGGCCAGACCGGTTACTTCCTGTTCCCGACGATGCGGGACTACTCCGACGAGATCAAGGAAATGTACGCTCAGGGCCTCGACCGCATCATGCGTGAAGTGTTCCCGGACTAGGAGCGACGATGGCTAAGACTCGCAAACTCGTTGTCGAAGTCCTCGCCGATGCATCTCGACTTGGGAAGACCTTTGGCCAGATCAGTGGCCAGACCGAGACGCTCGGCAAGCAGTTCCAAAAGTTCGGGCGGAACGTCGGGCTCGGACTCGGCGCGGCTGCTGGTGCCGCCGGTGTGTTCGCCGTGAAATCGTTGAAGGCTGCTGAGGAAGCCGAACAGGTTCAGAAGCGAGTCGCCCAGGTCATCAAGGCGACCGGCGGTGCAGCGAACGTCACGGCCTCACAGATCGACAAGTACGCAGCGAAGCAGCAGTACCTCGTCGGTGTCGATGATGAGGTCCTGAAGAAGTCCTACGGCATCCTCCTCACGTTCAAGAACGTTCGCAACGAGGCCGGCAAGGGCAATCGAGTCTTCGATCGTTCAACTAAGGCCCTGGCTGACCTAGCGGCTGCCGGATTCGGCGACACGGACTCTGCCGCTAAGGCACTCGGGAAGGCGTTGCAGGATCCAGTTCGTGGCGTCCAGATGCTGACGAAAGCCGGTGTGACGTTCACGAAGGAACAGAAGGCTCAGATCCAAACACTCGTCGAGAGTGGCGATCTTCTTGGCGCTCAGAAACTGATCCTCAATGAGGTAGAGGGTCAGGTCGGTGGTGTTGCTGCCGCTGGCACGACTGCTTCCGAGACGCTGTCTCTAATGTTCCAGGACCTCCAGGAGAACATCGGAGCGAAACTGCTGCCGATCTTCCAAAGCCTGACGAAGTTTCTGCGAGACAAGGTCATCCCGGCAATCAAGGAACTGGCCGAGAAGTACGGGCCGAAACTGCGGGAAGCGTTCGACAAGGTGCGGGAGCGCCTCGAGCCATTCGTGCGAATGCTCGGCGAGAAGTTGGTCGCAGCATTCCGCAAGGTCGCAGACTTCGCACGCGAGAACAAGGAAGTCGTCGCCGTCTTCATCGGGGTCCTTGCTGGTGCCGCAGCGATCGCCGGCATCGTCGCCCTCGGTGCTGCCATCGCGAGCCTCTTCAACCCCGTCAGTCTCATCATCGTCGGGATCGCCGCCCTCGCCGCCGGCATTGTCTACGCCTACAACCATTTCGAGGGCTTCAGGAACGTCGTCCAGTCGGTCATCGACTACTTCAAGACGGCTTGGCCCGACATTCAGAAGGTCATCCAGAACGTCTTCGAAGTCATCCGTGGCCTCTTCGAAATGTATGTGGGCTACATCAAGTGGGTTTGGAACACCTTCGGCGACGACCTCCTCAAGATCGTCCAGGGCATCTTCAACGTCCTGAAGGGTGTGTTCGATTTCTTCCTCGGCCTGTTCTCTGGCGACTGGGGACGAATGCTCGACGGGCTTGTCAGCGCGGTGCGTGGCATCGGCGGCATCCTGTCTGGAGCGTTCGGTGCAGCATTCGAACTCGTGAGGACCGTCGTGGTCGGTGCTGTCCAGGGCATCTGGTGGGCGATCAAGGGAATCTTGAATCTGATCATCGGTGGTTGGGAATCGATGATCAACACTTTCGTGCGCGGCGTGAACCTCATGGTGCGCGGCATCAACCTGCTTCCCGGTCCTGATCTCCCCGAACTCGGGCGAGTGAACCTGCCTCGCCTCGCCAAGGGCGGAATCGTTACGAGCCCGACGATCGCAATGATCGGTGAGGCCGGGCCCGAAGCGATCGTCCCGCTCTCTCGTGCGAATGGGATGGGTACGAACATCACGATCAACGTGGCGGCGTCACCTCTCTCGAGCCCCGCCGACGTGGGTGCTGCCGTCGTCGATGCGCTCCAGGCATGGTCCCGAAGGAACGGGTCTCTGCCAGCCGGGCTGGTGGCGTGACGTGCCGACCCTTCCGACCCTGAAGGTTGAGGTCGCGTTCGCTGACGATCCGGGCAGTGGCACAACGTGGACGGACATCACGTCACGCGTTCGGGCCGGCTCAGTCAGGTTCGGGCGTACCGATGAACGCACCGACTATCAGACGGGCAGCCTGTCCCTGACTCTCGATAATCGGGATCGGGCGTTGGACCCGTTCAACGCATCGTCCCCGTATGCCGGGAACCTGACGCCACGGAAAGACATTCGGGTCCAGGCCACCTACAACGCAGTCACCTACGATCTGTTCTATGGGCAGGTCGCACGCTGGCCGGTGACCCCCGATGTTTCCGGTGACACCATCACGGAGATCGAGGCTTACGACGCGCTCGGCCAGTTGGCTGATGTGAAGATGCCTCCCGACGCGTTCACGTTTCAGGTGCGTCGCCTCGGATCGTTCTACAACAAGTTGACCGCGTGGTTGCCGATGGGAAGCAACGATCAGGTCATTCAGGATGTTCGCTACGAGGATCCGAAGCGGAACTTCACGTTCACGATCTCGACTCCGAAGACCGAGGGCGCGCCTTCGAGTTTCATGTCCGGGAACGCGACGACATTCGATGGCACCTACGGGGCGATCGGCCCAGCCGTTCCAATGCAGGCGTCGAGTGGTATCAGCGGTGGCCTAATCGGGTTCTGGATCAAGACCGAGACGGCCGGCCCGGCTGGAGGACAGAACCCGGTCCTAGCGAGTGCTGGTTCAGCGAACACGATCCGAGTTGGTGTCAACGAGTACGGCCAACTCGAGGTCATCTACGACACCTTCAACGTGAACTCGGCCTTCCCCATCAA